GAACTGAATGGCGAACGTGGCAACAGTTGGAGATTAGCCGCATGAACACGACAGACAAGAAAGCTATGGAACGTGACTACATCGGTGCATGGGAAGCCGTTCATGGCTCGTTTGAGCAGTACGTTACGCGCATTCAGGACGACGCTTACGAGATGGGCTACGAGCGCGGATGTGGCAACCATAACGCGATGGTTCTCGCACTTGAAAACGCGGCCTGCCAGTTGCTCTCAGACGGCCATAACGATCAATCAGCAGCTATCGACAAGCTACTGGACGAGGTGACGCAATGACAACTCTAAATATTTACCAGCGCATCAACGAGGTGCGCAAGTCAATCGGGTACGTGCAGAAGGATAAAGCCGTATCAACCGGAGGCGGTTCCTATAAGGCTGTAACGCACGACGCAGTTACAGGGATGATCCGCGATGCCCTTATAAAGAATGGCGTTGTAATTGTTCCTTCTGTTATTTCGTGTGTTTTCCATCCGAAAGAACCAGATGCAAAGCAGAGGCTTTACGAAGCAACCTACGACATTGAGTTTGTGAATATCGACGAACCGGCCGATAGGATTGTTTCAAAGCAATCTGCTCATGCTCTTGATAACGGCGACAAGGCACCTGGAAAGGCTCAGAGCTACGCCACGAAATACGCCATTTTGAAGCTGTTCAATATTGAAACAGGCGAAGACGAAGAAAGCCGCTACCAGCAAGATGAGTTCGACATTGTTGGCGCTGTTGATTACATCTTGGCAAGCACAAGCCTTGCAGAAATGAAAATGCGATATGAGCAGCGTTACAAGCTGGCATCTGAGGCCAAAGATAAAGACGCAATGAAGTCGATTATCGCGGCAAAGGACAAGATGAAAGCCGTTCTTTCCACAGAAATGGCAGGCCAGGCATGAGATTCCGCTGCTCATCAATTGGCAAACTTATGTCCAAGCCGAAGACAAAAGCCGAAGGCCCGTTATCTGTAGGCGCAAAAACCTACATCCGAGAACTTGCCGCACAAGAAATTTTCGGCGTTGATTTCGTTGTTTCCAGCAAAGCTATGGAAAAGGGTATCGAGTGCGAAGATTCGGCAATCATTCTGTTGAATAACGTTCGCGGCCTTGACCTTACAAAGAACACTGAGCGCCGATCTAACGATTTTATTACTGGCGAATGTGACTTGTTTGACGTTGAGAACAAGCGAGGGCACGACATTAAATGCTCGTGGTCAATTCAGACATTCCCGATTGCATTGGCTGATTGCATCGACAAGCTCTACGAGTGGCAGATACGCGGATATATGGCGCTATGGAATGCTGACGAGTGGGAGGTTAATTACTGCCTTGTTGATACACCGGATCGTCTTATCGGTTTTGAGTCGATGGCTCTGCATTTTGTGTCAAGCATACCTGAACACATGCGCGTCACCACTTGGACAGTAAAGCGCGACCTTGAAAAAGAGGAAGCGATTTTCGAGAAAGTTAAACATGCCCGCGAATACTTTGCGCAGGTTATCGAAGAATTCGACCGTAGCCACGCCGATCACACGCTGGCCCTGGCGCTCAAGAAGGCCGCATAAATCACCACCGCAGCACAACAACCAAGGAGTAGCAACCAAATGGCAAAGCCACTGAATGAGAACCTGAAGTCTGTACTGATTGAAACCGAAGACGGCGACCTGATCCCTGTCATGGATGTGGCCGGCACCAAGTTTTCGGAACTGATCAACGCAGTCACCGCAAACAACAAGGCCGGCAAGCTGGTCGTCAAGATCGACATCAAACCTTCGACGGCCGGCACGTTGGCAGTCAAGGCCGAGGTCAGTATCACGAAGCCCAAGGGCGCTCCGCTTGAGTCTCTGCTCTGGCCGACGCCGGAAGGCAACCTCATGGCAGAAGACCCGCGCCAAGCAAAGCTGGAACTCAAGCCGGTAGCCGCAGAGCCGGAACGCCAACTCAAGACCATCAACGGGTAAGGACTGACCATGTACGAAGTTACCGAAATCAACAACGCTGACACCATCCTGCGCGCCGGTGCGTCGCTCGGAGAAGTTCGCCACCTGGAAGATGGGGCCATTCCTTTCATCGTCATCCCGGAAGGCTACACGGCACAGGAGGTTGAGCAATATCTTGACCAGCCGGCCCGCAAGCGCGGCTCTGTTGTCACCACCGACACGGACAGCTTCATCTTCTACACGAAGAAGCACGGAAGCCTTGACGACTGCACGGTATACGCGGAAATCAACAGCGAACACAGCGTATTCAACCTTGTGGCGGTCATCAATGACCACGGCGCAGACAAGGCCCAATGGCGCGACCACCGCTGCACGTTCAAGCCTAAACAGGCCGTCGAGTGGGCGCGCTGGATGGGGAAGAACAAGGCCGTGATGTCGCAGGCCGATTTCGCCACCTGGCTGGAAGACAACCTGCCGGATATTGCTTCCGTAGCTGGCATGCCGACCGGGACTGAAATCCTGACCATGGCGCTGGCCTTCGAGGCAAATTCCGACAAGCGCGTGAAGAGCCGAATCAACCTGCAGAACGGTGGTGTCCAGTTCGAGTTTGTCGAGGACGAAAACAAAGACACGCGCACCACCATGAAGGTATTCGAGCGTTTCACCATCGGCGTCCCGGTATTCGACGGAAGCGCCAATGCGTACCCAATCGAAGCCCGCCTCAAGTACCGCGAGAAGGATGGAAAGGTTAATTTCTGGTTTGAACTGATCCGGCCTGACCGCGTGTTCAAGACGGCGGTTATGGAAGAACTGGCCGCCATCAAGACAAGCACCGGCTTCCCGGTAATTTCTGGCAAACCTGAGTAATCGCTCATTCAATCGCCTGGCTATAGGGCGATTCTTTGAACGTACTCAACGAGGAACAAATGACATACCACCAACCCATAACCTCCTGCGAACGCATGGGCAATAACTGCCCATCGCGCCGCAACTGTCACCGTCACGAAATGGCGCGATCTGATGATTGCCCGTCTGCTGCGCTGAATTGTCGGCGCGAAAAAGGATCGAGCGCCTGCGACATGGTGATCTTCATCAATCCGATTACTACGTTTGTGGATGAGTGATATTGCCATGCTTATCGAACTTGAAAAGCCGAAACATCTTTCGACAAAGCAAGCGCCGTGGAAAGCCTGCTTGCCGTTCGTTGATAACTCTCGCGCCACTCTAATTCACCGACCGCGCACTGGATCAACCTACAACATCCACAAGAATCCGCATATCGCGGTTAGTTTCTGGTGTGGCATGTCAGTTACCGCAAGCGACGGCCGCCTTTCGTTTTTGAGCGCCCCGCCTGATGGGAAGATTCTGTGTAAAAAGTGCGAGGCAGTTGCAGTTAAAAACGGGCTTCCAAGCGCCGACGAACTGGCAGGAAAGCACGCTCATAAAGGCCGGACTATTGCGGTTGTGACTTGCTGCTCGAAAGGTGGCGAGTAATGGCAATGTCCAACATGCAGCGCCACCACCGCGCAATCTGCGACCAGTACAAGGCAGGCCACAACAAGCCGCCCACCCGCGCCCAGGCAAAGGCATGGCTGGCTCCGATCCGCAAAGCATTCGTCGAAATGCTATCTGGCGAAGTCGATTCGCACCGTGGATATGCAATCACAAAGATTCACCACGCGGATAACGACTTTGCGCGCATCGATCATGCCGCCAATGGCTTTGTCGCGCTGATCGAGCGCCTTATGCCTGACTTCGATATTCAGCCGATCAAGCGCGTATCGAAGAAGCTCGAAGCCGGGATTCTGCTCGAAGCCGCCGAGGTGCATGAATGCCTAGCGCTGCTCAAGCGTTGCGAGGATAGGCTGATCAAGTTCCGCCGATACGAACTTAGCGACGCGGCAAATACAGAAATGGTGAACATCGAATTGGAGCGACTTGGGCTGAAGGATGCAGCATGAGCCTACAACTAGCACTAGCCCAAATTCAGCGCCCATCGTGGTGGTTCAGCAGAAACGAGCCATGGGCAGAACCCGATAGCAATAAAGCCCGCGCAAATGAAACGGCGCAGCTTCGCGCTCAGTTCTTCAAGTCGTTCGATAACAGAAATAACCCGGCGACTATGGAGCAGCTATCGAAAGAATTCGACTGCACAACGGCAAAGATTCGCAGCATCGCAGACCCGTTTATTAAGTCTGGAAATCTGATTCGTGGGATTAACTCGGATAACAAAGTGACGCTGGAGAAACGGAAATGACACACCGAGTAAATAAATGCTCTGGGCAAGGATTGCGATTCGATATTTTCAATAGCGAGAACAAGCGAATCTGCATTACTCACACCGAAGAAAACGCAAAAACAATTATCCGCGCCCTTGACGCTGACGAACGAAAACAAAAAGCAATAAGCAAAGGATTTGGAAAATCGCCGCTTAGAGAAGTAGCTCTACCTGTGGAGGAATGAGAGATGAGAGTTTCAATCGACAGTGACAAATACACATACGAGCTTCACCAAGACGGTCGGTCAGAGGCGTGGAGGTATGGTGAAACTTGGCGCGACGTATCTGGTGACAAACTTATCTACTGCATGGCACATGAAATCGAGCAACTCCGCGCCACCGTACAGGAGCAATCGGCTGAGATAGCCAGCTTGTACGAAATGAATCTTGCACAAGCGAAAACAATAGCAGAGCAAGCAGCTGAGATTGAACGATTGAAGACAACGCCAGCCAGTCTGCGCGAAGACCTGCGCTGCGTGATTAGTGATATTTGCCAGCAAGCGCGTGACGAGCAGCACAAGGTGAAGGTGCTGACGGATGCGCTGGAAGCCTACACAGATGAAGTTACGACTATGGAAGAGTGGTTAAAGATGCGCCACGAAGCCCTAGCCACCGTGAAAGGGGGATGAAATGAAACTAATAACCTACCGCTGCGAGTCCAGAGGACGAATTATCTGGGGACAAGATGTTGCTGAAAATCCTGTTGAATGGCTTGAAGAATGCCAGCAGTATGAAACCGAAATATATTTAATCGTTTCCTGTATTGACATAACCGATGAAGAATCAAAGCGCATTGCGGGCTGTTTGAGGGGAATGTGAAATGACCACACCAACCAGAGAGCAGGTAGTGCAGTGGGCGAAAAAGTCTGGACTAGACATTATGCCCGGCGGCCTGCAATTCGATTGGAGCGAACGCAACTTGCTTGCATTCGCTACCCTAGCCCGAGCCGACATAGAAGCTGAACTGGAAACAGAACGACTCCGTTTGGCAGCTTGTGGCGTAGCAGCCCTTGGCTACTTCGACGGATGCAAGGACGAGTATCGCTCTGCAAGTCTCGATGATGTTCTGCGTATGAGGGCTGAACTGGAATCGCTGCGGAAGGATGCTGCCAAGTGGAAAGATTATTCGGGAACTAGATAATGGCAAAATCAATAGACATTTCTGGCCGTAGATTTGGACGGCTCATAGCAATATCTTTTTCACATAGCAAAGACAGAAACGAACTGTGGAAAGTTGTCTGTGATTGCGGCGTAGAAAAGGTTATCTACAAAAAGACGATGCTCAATGGTGAGGCAGTCAGTTGTGGTTGCAAGAAATCAACAGCAAAAGACCCGGTAGAGAAGATAAAAGAGTCGGTTGTTATTGATGAAACCACGGGCTGCTGGAATTGGACTTTATCTAAAGACAATGCAGGGTATGGGCGACTGAAAGTTCAGATGGGCGCAAGAGATAAATTCAGAATGACATCTACCCATAGACGCGCATATGAAGTTTTTGTTGGAGATATACCGAAAGGAATGTGCGTGTGCCATAAGTGTGACAACCCATCATGCTGCAATCCAGAACACCTATTTATCGGAACTCACAAAGACAATATGCAGGACATGATAAGCAAAGGTCGCCAAGGATGGGCAAAGAAGTCCGACGCCGCAATCGCAGCAGCACCGAAGGAGATTTGATTATGTGTGTATGTAGACTTTGCGGTAAATCCGCACAGGAAATTGGCGGGTATCTTACTCGCGTCAATGAGAAGGGCGTTCTTGGTATTTGGGAATGTCGCCCAACCTGTGATGCAGACCTGCCGTTTGAAACAAACCTTCTGATGGCGCTTGAAGGCGAAACAGCACCGAAGGAGAAGTGAGATGGAAGAACTTGATTTCAAAAGAGTAGGCCCACCGCGAAAGTCTTTCACGCCTGCCGGCAAGCTGACTCACGCTGAGATTGTTGCTTTCAAGGCGGCGATATTTGAATCTGAGCCGGAAGGCGTTGAATACATCAACAACCTTGAAGCAGAAAACGCCGCGCTGAAAGCAGAACTTAAAGCCATCAACGCGGCACTCGATGACCCACGAACTGATCTCACAATGACAGCTTGCCAAGTTATTGCCGCGCTGAAAGAGCAGGTTGCGCAGCTTCAGGCGACGCCAGCAGATAAGCGGGAAGACCTGCGTTGCGTAATAAGCGACATCTGCGCACAAGCCCGTGAGTTGCAGGAAACCATCGCACAGCAGGCAGAGGCGCTGCGAGTGAAGGACGAGGCTATTAAAGGTTCGATAGATGGAATGGGTGGGAGTTATTACCTATGGCAGCAGCAAGCACAGGAAGCCCTAGCCATCCAGCCCAACACCGACATCCTGCGCGAGAGAGATGCACGGCTGGCGGAGATCCTTATCGCAAACTACCGGAAGCATTGCAAGCCGGGTAAGCCGTATGCCTACTACATCGGAGAAGTAGCAGACCAAATCAGGAATGGAGAGTGGAAATGACCGACGATCAAATCAGACAGGCGTTCATCAAGTACTCGTTTCAACTACCGGAAGAGGACGAGGTTAGTTACTTGGACTTCGAGGCAGGATACAAATCCGCACTCGCTTCGCTTGAGCTACAAGGGTACAGCTATTCCATTAACGACACGTACGTTGGTTTCTGTGTTGATGAGCCACCAGATGATGCCTACGACGAAGGATCATTGGTTACGCTATACCGAATCAAGGAGAAATCATGAGCATCCTACTAACCGACGACGAGGTATCCAGCAAGCTCAAAGCAGACTAGCCAGTCCCGCCGATGCCGCGCCTGAACAAAACCTTGAGCCACAATTCTTGCCACGCCAGCGCACAAGCCAGGCCATGCTGCCAGCAGATCAGAATCGGCGG